CCAACTTCAACAATTGCACCTTCACGAGCAGCCCAGTACCTATAAGTAAGTTCTTCTCGAAGCTGCTCCATCTCCTGATCAACTCTTTGTTCTGCAAGATAAACATTAACCCCTTGGTCAACCAGCGCAGCGGTAAGAGAATTTCTTGTTGCTTCAATTTGTTGATTGACCTGAGCTTCAGCAATTGTTCTTGCTTGCTCCATTTGAGCATCGGTAATTCCAGCTTCTTGTTGAAATGCTGCTTCCTGGCTAAGTCGTTGCTGTTCAAGATTAACTCTTTGAACTTCAATTTGCTGCTCAAGTTGGGCCTGCTCAACTGCTGTTTGAGTTTTAATCTGAGCAGCCATTTCATTTGCTCTTTGAGTAAATTCAGCCTGTTTAACAGCAGTTTGTTGAGCTTGCTCAGAAGCCTGCAATCCAGCTTGTTGTTCAAACCCAGCCTGCTGAAGAGCTTGCTGTTGAGCCATTTCGGCCTGCTGCATTTCAGCCTGTTGTTGAAACTGAGCTTGCTGAGTGCCCAAAGCAATATCTTGCTGTCTAGCTTGCGTGCCTGCCTGGCCAAGAGCACTTAAAGCTTGAAGCTGCTGTTGAGAAGCAGCCTCTTGAGCTTGCCTATTAACTTCTGCAATGCCCTGCATGCCAGTTCTGACAAGGGCAGAAGCAGGAACTCCTCGCTGAGTGGCCATCATAGCTAAAACATTTTGAATGCCACGCTCTCTTTGCTGCTCAATTACTGGGCTAACTTGTCCTTGAGCAAGTGCAGTTAAAGCATCTATTTGCTGTTGTTGAGCTAATGCTCCTGCAGCACCAGTGCCTTCTGCGATTTGTGCAGCTGTAGGCCCTGTAACATCACCTATAGTTGCTCCTTGAAAAGCGGGACCCGTATCTCCAATAGTTGCTGCTGTTGGAACTGCTGCTCCTGTAATTTGAGCTGCTTGGCCAGCAACTTCTGGGGAGCCAATTGTTGCAGGCGTAATTCCTTGAGGAGTCCCTAAATCAACATCATCTCTGTTTTGAAGATTTGAAAGTATTGTTCCTATTGTTGGTTGATTAAACTCATAGTTATATCCGCCAGCACCTGGGCCAACTTCAGGAACAAAGTCACTAATATCTGTTGGCCCCGGACCACCTAGCTGACCGCCCGGAGGAAGACTTGGGCCACCAACTGGAGCCAATGGTTCTTCAGCTGCTTCTGGCAAATCAAACCCTGGTTGCTCTGTTGGTTCAGGCTGGCCAGGAAATGGCTGTAATTCGGTATCTGCCATTGGAGTTGTTTCAATATCTACTGAAGGACCATCCCCAAACATTTCACCATAATCAGGAGAAGATCTTGCAGGGATATCATCATCTTCATCATTAGAAGGAGAAAACATATTGCCCGGTAATTTAAAATTAAAGTTAAATGGGGTGTTGCCATTAGCCATTAGCTTGCTCCAATTGTATTACTTTCTGTCGTTCTAAATACACCACGCTTAATGCCAACTTCTAAAGCAATATGATCTAAGGCAAATCCATCACCAGTAGAAGCTGAGTTATCAGCATCATAAATTTCAAATTTAATTGATTCACATTTTTGTTTAGAAAGATGACCTCTAAACTGAAGCTTTGCATCAGTCGCAGAAGATGTAGTGAATGTATAAGTATCTACAGATGCACTGTCGTCATAGTCGTAATAAACCTTAACAGTTAAAACATGCTTATCTCGAGATTCACCAAGCAAGGAAAATCTGTATACTCTTCCAAATCCCTGAATCTCATTAAAAGATATCCAGCCTGTCTTTACTTTCATTGGCATATAGGTTGAGCCAATTTTATAACTGGAATCTTCTTTTAGTATTTTATCTGCACTTGTAACTACATGGATAACATCATTTAAGTTTTCCATGCCTACAATTGTTTCGCCATCTCCAAGACTATACGTGTATTTTGACCAACCATTAAATCTGTAGTTATAGGCCAATACTTTATCAGTGAATGCAAATCTAACTGTCTCTGTTTCTTGATGATGCTTAATTGAAATTACTCGGCTTGATCCAACCAAATCCTCCACTGGGGCGCCGATGTAATCAAAATTGCTTCCAGAAAGAGCAAATATTCCTCTAACATTTTGAAAGTAAATAACGCCATTTGCATAAAGAGTCGGGCTATCTTTTAAGGCTCCGACAGTAGAGCTTAACTGCTTCGGTTTGTAAAACTCACCAACACCTGTTTTTGATGGGCCTTCACCAGATAAAACCCAAGAAGACTGTTCTCTAAATATAGTTAAATCTGATCCTGAACTGCAAAGAGCTGTTGGCTTGTCATGATCTAAACCATCAATTGGAACTTGAAAAACTTCGCTAAAACCAATTCCAAACTTATTTTCATACTCTTTGCTGTACCAAATTCTATTATCTTCAGTGATTGCAAAAATTCTATTTCGATGTGACTCAATGTATCTGGCCGGAGGAGGTGCAACATTAGCAAGCTCTCCGCTTTCTGTATAAAGAAATGCTCCAGTAGCTGCATTAGCATCAGATACTTTGTCATGATGACTAATTAAGGCAGTAGCAACAACAGAACCGTCAAAGTCAGGATTTTGAATTGTTGCCACTTTGTTAAATACATTTCCATCGGCCTGGGTTCTGTATAGAACAAGATTTAATCCGCTATTAACAAGACCCTTAACAGACATTGAATTGCCATCAGCAGTTATAACAACTCCTGTTTCACTGCTTGAAAGAGTAACAGACTCTTCTGTTGATGGTTCAGACCTGTGAAGATTTCCATAAGAATCTTCAAACTCCCAACAAGCTTTATACTTATAGGTTTTTGAATGCGTTAAGTTTCCTGTTGAGTCAGCAGCTAGTGATATAGAAGGCTTGTAATAAAATCCTGTTTCATGAATCCTGTCAGATGCCGTTGATTTAATGTTTCCAGGAGAAATAAAAAGCTCCCCACCAAGCTGCACTCTTGGAGTTTCATAAACAGGTTTTGTCGTATTCATTTTAATAACATGACACTGACTGTTAAGAGCAGTTACTAAGTCACCAGTAGATGTATTTGCCCAGCTTTGAAAGTTTGTTGCTCTTGGCAAAACACTGTAATGGTTTGTTCCATCCGTAACTACTCTAGGGGTAATTCCATTAATGTGACCCCTAATTAATTCCTGCCTAAATGAAGAGCCAACAAGACACCTGTAAAGCGAAGCAATCAAAGATGTAGGATTATCAATAATATCTGTCCAGGCTGTTACAGTATGAAGAGTTTCAGCATCTTCTGTGTTTCTGTTTTCTTGAGAAAGAAAATAATGAATGCCAGCAGTTGTTTTGATTGGAGCAATGGGCATCCAGGCATTTAATCTAAATGGAGCTGCATCATCATCAAAGGCCCCAGTGCCTGGTGTAACTTGATATCGACAAGATTTAGAAACATAAGTAGAGGATGTTGTGCCCATTGTGCACCAGTATTCAACTTTTGTTCCGTCTTCAGAATCACACCATCCACCTGATTCTGTCATTACTGTGCTACTGATTGTATCGGTTCCGCCAACTGCGCCAGACGTAGGATCAGCTTCTGTGTGTTGTCTAATGTGAACTGTAATTCCCACAGAAAATGCATAATAGACTCTGGCAGTTCCACCGGCAGCAGATTTATAAGCAGTCATGTGTTTCATGGCTGCGCCAGCATCTACTTTTACAGCTGTACCAAGAGAACCATTGGTGTCTAACTGATAAGTTGCGTAATGTGTGCTGCTTGAGTATTCAGTATAAACAAGGTGAACTTTCTGGTAGTTGCCAGAGCCAGCAGTGTACTCAACTACATCAAACCAGTTTTCACCTTCTGTTTGACGATAAACGGAAGAAGCAACAATATCTGAACCAGAAATAGTAAAATCATCATGGTCAAATTTAGCTTTTCGAATTGATATATTTCCAGAACTATCTCGAAACTCATAATAAACTGCAAAACTATCATCAGCAGCATCAGTGTTTCCGTGAGCTACAACTTTAATTTTTCCAACAAAATCATCATCATTTGCCCTGGATGCAATCCCTCTATTTGAATTCACAATTGTTCCAGTAACTGCATCAAGAACAGAAACTCTGTATGAGTATCGAACAGCATTTTGACTTGGTGTCCAAACTCCTTGAACCCATGCGATAGCGATGTAATCGCCACTATGACTAATCGCAATAGAAGGCTGGCTTTGATTGTATCCTGATGTATTTGATGCGTGAAATAATTCAGATTCAAAATGTTTATTTAAACCTAAACCACTGGCAGAAACCGTTTCATTGTCAGAGCCTATAAGCGTAACGTTTGCTTCGTCACCTTGAATAACAAGATTATCTCTATAGGCAAAAGTTCCTATGGGATTATTTGTTGAAGAAATATCCCAGGTAGCAGAAGAGGAACCTTTTCTTTTTTCAAGTCTTCCCAGCTTTTCAATAACTGCATTTTCAAGATTCTCAAGAGAACCTGGCTCAAGAACAATATCCGTAGACTTTGTGTCTAAGCCTCTTCCGAACTGAATCCTAAAAACATTTTTATTTAAAGCCATTAGAATACCCAAAGATTAACAGTTACAGATGCAGAAGCTTTCAGTTTAAGAAAGTTTTCTTTGTCACTATTGCTACTTTCTTCATCATAAACATTTGCTGAAGCATTCATTTTTACAGGGATATACCCTCTTGCTGCTCTTCCCAATTTATGCGGAACATCTGTTGAAGAAGTACTAAGAGCAATATCTTCAAGCAAAACTCCATCCAAAATCGGAGCTTTTGTTACTGGCCTTAATACAGTAGACAATCGATACTGTAATTCTCTGATATCTGAATCAGTTGTATTTATTGATTCAAAATCTTTAATCATCACGTAATCAATCTATGGCCTGCAAGAATACCGATGTTTTCATCTGTAATTCCCATTGGCTCACCAGCATCTCTATTTCTTGCTGCTTCTTCAATTCTGTTTTCAATTCTTTGAAGCTCTCGCTCTAAACCAGAAGTAGAAGTTTCTTCTTTCATTCTCATTTTAATTGCTGCTGAAACAACTGCATATTCTTCCCAATTTAAAGCAATTGATCCACTTGTAGATGATGAATCACCTGTAAGCTTTGTATATGTTGGAATATACCAAACAGTTATTTGGTCTGTAGCATTTGGCTCTGGAACAAAAACAATGTTTGTTCCATTAAGATTATATCTGAAGTTGGTAAAACCTTTTTCAGTGTGGATATGAGAATTAGAAGAAAAAATATTTCTTTCCTGAAAAGAATATCTTGGAATTCTAATAACATCAGAGCCTTGAGCAATATCCAATCCAAGCAACTTATAAAAATCAGTTATTCCAATAGAGGATAAACTATAAGACTTGGTGCCGCTTACCAGAGAAAAGGTTGCAGAATTTACATAGTAATCTTCAAACTTGAGGACAAGAATATCATGCAACTCAGCAAGGCCAGTATTAATATAGTCGTTTACTTCAGCATCACTAAAAAAGTTATTGCCTACAGCATCGGCCAATCTTCTGGCCCTGGTCCTTAACTCTGATAAGGTAGACATTACTAATCTCCAGACATCATTTTTTCAACGCATACTTCAATGGCGTCTTTTAGATGACTTTCAAAACCTGCTCGGTCACCACTAGAAACAGCATCAAAGATAGAATCTGCTGCATCTGAAAAAGCGCTTTCGTAATCAGTAGGCTTTTCTTCCATTTCAGCATTTTCTTCTGCACCTTCTGGCGGTTTACCACCAAGAATCATAGCAACAGATGGACCCTTCATAAAACTCTCCAGTTAAAAAAGGAAAGGGCCGCCCGAAGAGATGACCCTTTCCCATAAAGGACAGGGGCCGGAGCCCCCCTCCCAGGATTGTTATGCATCACCCCGAGTAAGAACCAGGATAAATGTAAAAATAGTTGCTGACTTAGTTGTTCCGTCAGTTCCATCATAAGATTGGAATGCAACAGTTGCACCAGGTGCATCTGCCGGAAAAGAACTAACAGCATCTAGGCAAATAATTTCATCGCCAGATGCAGACAGCGGTGTTGCAACAGCTGCAATAAGTCCATTGTACTCACGGTCAAGCGTAAGAGTATAAAGACTAGTATCTGTCAAAGCACAAGAAAATCCTTTACCAGCGGTAATGCTGCCATCAGCAGCAATATGGCCAGCAACAATTTCAATGTTGTCGCTTTCAGAACTCATATTTGGAAAACCCATGATTATCTCCTAATTATGCCAATGCAATACGGCAGTTGTAGCCAGGGGCTGTACACAAAATATTACCGTAGTAACCGAAGCGGTACTCGACGCCATCTTCATTGCTTTGGCGAATTCCGTTGAGTCCGTCAAAGTCAAGCATACGAGGAGCTGGTCCGAGGGACTTAAGCTTCCAAGTATCTAGCTGAAGCATATAAGCAACATTGATTGGGCAGTTATGATCTGCATAACACTCAACCATGCCAGTTGGAGTAGCAACACTAAGGCTTGAGAAACCAAAGCTTGCATCTGATTCACCAGCTCCATAGCGGCGACGGTTGTTAGCGCCTGCAACAGCAGCACGACCTTCAAGGTCAATTGCTAGCTCTGCCCAGTCAGTTGGGTTCATAAACAATGCATCTGGTCGGCCACCTTCACGAGCAACTTTAACACCAGCATTGATAATGGTTTCCATTACGCTGTTCGCATATGATTGACGTTGACCACCAAGGCGCGTGCTGTCCTTGGTTCGATCTACCCCAAAAAATGAATCAGATGAAACAGTGGTTGGAAGCCATGCATCAAGACCTGACATTTTAATGCTTGAGCCACCGTTAGCTGCATCACCTTCAACATACAGGAAATCTGAGGTTGTAAGAGATGGAATTCCTGTAGTTGAATTAACACTTACAGTAAGGACGTCATTATCGCGGTCAACAGCAGTTACCTCAAGAACGCCGTCGTAAAGGGCGCTACCATCAGTGGCACTGCCCTTAAGTCGCATTCCAACTTCAAAGTTAATTGCATGTCCTGCAACTAGCTCCAAAGAAGTATCTGCACTTGGCGCTGTGCTGGCATGACACTGACCAATAGCACCAGTCCCGCTGCGATAAACATCACGGCCCATTGCACGTGAAAGTGCATGAAGAGCTGAGTCAGTCTTAGACTTTGCAACATCAAGCAAAGAACCTTCATTGCCATCAGCTGCAAGTAGGGTTTCGTTATCAACGCTGACTACTGCATAGTCTTTTACACGCGTAACAACGAAATCTTCAATCTGGGCTCCACTGCGATTATTTTGTGCAGTTGAGAAAGTAGCACTACGACCATTGGTCATGCCGTATTCAACTGCATAAGTTGCATTTCGCCCAGGAAAAGTAGTTTCTTTTGGAAGCATAGCCAACAAGGGATTGTTCTTGTAGACCATGTTTTCGACCTTCTTGTACGGATACATGTCCTTCATGGCCGCATCGAAGTTCGTTAAATTAAAGGAAGCCATTGCCTCACTCCTTTGTAAAAATTAACTTGTAAAAAGTTTCCCGTCCCATTTTTCACGAATTTCTTCATAACTCATGTTGGTGTTGGAAACTCTTGTAGGCTGTTCTTTAAATTTAGCCGATAAAGTTGCTTGCGGCTTACTCACTTTTCTAAATGCTTCTGGATTGTATCTTTGAAGTTTTTCTAAGACTTTGGGGTCTGCATAAAAACTTTGTTCATGTTCTTGAATTGCTGATTCTAATTTTTCAAATGCTGCTTCGATTGATAATTCTTCGCCTGTATTTTTGTAATGCTCAGCCATGCCTTGTGCAATTTCTTGAGCAGATAAAGACTCTGCTACAAGTGGATATGTCTCAGAATAAGACTGGCGATATTGGTCTACATCTGAAACAAATTTATTAATTGCAACTTGCTGTTGTTCTCTGGCTTTTCTTTGTTGTTCTTTTTGCTCTTTTTGCTGAAGCTCTGTTTTAAGTTTAGCAAGCTCCATTTGTGTTTTTGAAATACGATTTTCACTGTTGTTAGCAATGGCATCATCCAGGCTGCCTTCAGCTAAACTTCTTTGAAACTCTAAAGGATTTATTCCCTGGCTCTTTAGAAATTCATGAGGATTATTTTTAAGAAGCTCTTGATTTTTCATCAGCTGTTGAAGCTGCTCTTCTTTTTTCCTCATTTCGATTGCTTGTTTTTTTGCGGCAATCTCGCTGGCCCGTCTCTCTTTGTCTCTTTGAACTTTGTCGAGAAACTCTCTACTTTTTGTTTTTTCTTTTACTGCTGGTGCTTCTGCAACAGATTCTACAGCAACAGGCTCTTCTTGAGCTGGTGGGTCTTTTTCAAAAATATTAAAAGACTTGGGCTCTTGTGGCGCTTCGGCTACAGCCTCCACTGCTGCGGGCTCACTTGCTGGAGCATCTTGTACTTGTGCTTCACTCATTTATATCTCCTACATTACGATCCCAGGAGGTAACCCTGGCATCGGCGGCGCTGCTGGCGCTGATGGTAATTCCCCAGGCATGCCCGGAGGCAATGCTGCTGAAGCTGCTGGCATTGGTGGAGGCGGTTGAGAAGCTTTAATTAAAGACTCTGCTTGAGAAATCCATCGCCTTAGTAGCTCAAGATTTTCTTCATCAACATCTTCCATCATTGCTAAATTGTATGCTTGCTGGAATCGAACGATACCAAGCTCAAGGTTCATATATGGTTCTGGTGGGAAATATTCCCCATCTTCAACCATGCGCTCAATGGCCATATCGAGAACTTCAATATGAGCATTCT